CACTTGGATTACAAGGTGAAGGACTTGAACCCTATCAAGCGACTGCGGCTCGTTAGTATATTGGCCGGCCTGGCCATCATGGTCATGTGTTGCGCCTTGCTGATCTCGGTGGCGACGCCACTCCCGGTGCAGGCGCAAGGCGCTGACGGGACGCTGTCGGCGTTGGACGCGCAACAGTTCGAGCTAAATGCCGAAAAAGCCCGGCGCCGGGGCGAGATCGCTCAGATGACGGCCGATGCAAAACAGGCCACGGTTCGCGCGCATGCCACGTTGGACCAGGCTCGTCGAAACGATATCGCCACGGCGACCGCCGAAGCCAATTTGACGGCGACGGCCGTTCGAGCCGAATGGATTATCTCGACCACGGAGACCGCCGTGGTTCAGACGACGGGCACGGCTATGGTTCAGGCGACCGGCACGCACAAGGCCGAGATCGCGGCCACCAGCACGCGGCAACGTGAAATGGTGATCGAAGATCTGCGAAACAAAGCAGAGCAGGACGCGGTCAACCTGCGGCGGGTGCGGATCGTGGGTTATTCGCTTCTGCTCGTCATCGGGGCCTTCTTCACGGTTCCGTTTGGCCGGTGGGTCATTGTCGTTCTGTGGCCAAGAATTCAAGGGGGCAAGCCCACGGTGATGTACACGGCGACCATTCTGCCTGCGCCAGCCGCCGACGAGCGTCCCATGAGTGACGCGGAAGCGGTTGATGCCACGAAGCAAAGTGTGCGAGACTTTCAGGTTGATATTGGGTTCGACGAGCCGCGACGAGAGATGGAAGACCTGGCCGATTTGTTGCGGCAGCATGGCACGGCCCCCGAGGGAATGCGATGAATGCTCTGACTTTTACGAGCACGAACTATACGCTGGTACACCATTTCCGAAACGCAAGCGTTGATCTGGCCGCGACGGTTCAGGCCGTCTTGATCAAGCGATTCGGGACGGTCCGGGCCGGCCAGTCATATTGGCCGCGCATCTCGCGTATCATGGTGCGGAGCAAAGCCGGCCTGGTGATCATGGAGATCGCCGCGGATAGCCTGGGACCTGGCATGAGCGGAAAGCGTGTGCTCAGCCCCGACACGTTGGCGGCATTCAGCGATCGCCTGGAGCGGCCCGTCTGGGGCCTGGACAAATTCCCCAAGTTCTCCGCCTTGGCGCTCGACAGTGGCACGTGGCTGGTCACTTCGATCGGACAGGTCGTTCAGAAAAACGGAATGCTCAGTTTTGGTGAGCCGGTCGCCGCGCTGCCGATGCTGGCCATGCCCTCCGTCAAGTTCGAATTCGATTTGGAAAAAATTGAGCGCGGCAGTTTCATGTTCCCGATGGGCCGCTTGCAGGATGGGATAGACTGGTTCGAGAGCCTGATCCGCCTGATCCATGTGATGGTCATTGGCGAGTCGGGCAGCGGCAAGTCAAATCTGCTCAAGGGCATGCTGCTGGCGCTCACCAACCGGCAGACGCCCGATGAGCTTCAAATCGCCATGTGCTCGGCCAAGGGCAGCCAGTTCGGCATCTTCGAGGGCCTGCCGCACGTCTGGACGTCTGAGCACTGGAATGGCCGGGTGGCCACCAAGGCCGCCGACCTGATTGACCTGACGCGCGAGCTGCTGGCCGAGTTCGACCGGCGCGATGCCGAGTTCAAGCGGTATCGCGTTGACAATCTGATGGATTACCGGCAGGTATCCAGCCAGTCATTCCCTCGGATTCTGTTCGTGGCCGACGAGCTGCTGACGATCGCGCAGGCAGCCAAGACCGGCGAGAGCAAGGAAATGATGGGCGTCCTGGCCTCGCTGTTGAACATCGGGCGCAGCCACGGCTTCCACCTGGCCATCGGTATCACCAAGCCGCATTTTGAAGTGGTGCCAACCATCATCACGCAGAACATTGACAATCGCATCGCCTTCCGGGTGGCCGATGAGGAAACCGGCATACGATTCAAGACGCCCGGCGCCCACCTGATCCCGGAAGAGGCGCGCGGGCAATTCGTGGGGCGCATCGGTGGCCGGCTCTATACGGCCCGCTCGTACATGGTGAGTGGCGTCGCCGCAGCGGTAGACCTGCAGCCGGATCAGGTCGTCGTCGTGGCGGCTCGATCCACACCCGCGCCCAAGCCGGCCCCGGTCGCCCCTTTCAAGGGGGGTGAGGAGCTGCCGACGGTCGAGCAGGCGAAGCTGGCGCTGTGGGCGGTGGAGCACAACGAGGGCAGGTTTACGACGAGCGTGTTATTCAGGGAGTTTGGAGCGACGTGGCGCGCGAACGCGATCTCGGACCTGGCGCGCCGGTGGGAGGGATTGGGATGGCTGACGGCCCAGGCGGACGATGGACGGGGGAAGGCCGGCACTCGCCGGGTCAAGCCGGCGCTAGAAGTAAAAGTTCGACAGGTTCTTGAGATTGGAAAGGTCAATCAATGAAGGAAATACATCTCACGCAAGGTAAGATTGCTTTAGTGGACGATGCTGACTTTGAGTGGCTATCACAGCGGAAGTGGTACGCTGTCAAACTAGGGCGCAAGAAAAGATTGTATGCGGCTAGACGTGGACCGTCGCATGTTCAAATCTTGATGCACCGCGAGATTTTGGATGCTCCGCATGGAACGCGAGTGGACCATGCTGATGACAACGGCTTGAACAATCAGCGGATAAATATCCGCTTTGCGACTATGGCACAGAATGTAATGAATCGTGGTCCACAAAGTAACAACACTGGCAAGTACAAGGGGGTTACACTTGAAAGATATTCTGGAAAGTGGATAGCCCACATCAAGTTCGATGGACGCAAGAAACGATTGGGGGCGTTTGCCACGCCAGAACTTGCCGCCCAAGCATACAATGAAGCTGCCAAAATACATTTTGGAGAATTTGCTTGGTTGAATCCATTGCCGCAGGGAGCGTGAACGGATTGGCTGTTCACACTTTCCACGTGTATGGCGTGTTTTATGGATGGGACCGCGTGAATGGTAGCGTGAATGGCGTGAACGAGGGATGGGATAGCGTGAATGGCGTGAACGGCGTGAATGGCATTAGAGCGTGAATGGGCAAAAAGGGCCGTTTTGGCTGTCTGTATTCACGTGTTCACGTGTTCACGCTATCGAGCATCAACTACTGACGATGTGTACACATCGTCCACTCGAAGGGAGAACACAATGAACAAGCGACAATCTGTATTCCTTGCATCTTTGATACTTGGCCTTATCGCGCTCGTCTTGGCACAGGCCGTCACCGCGCAGCCCGACATACTTCCAGGCCAAACAACACACTTCCAAAGCCCCATCGTCACGCCGACGGCCACCCGTCCGCCGCTGTGTCCACCGGGCGAGACGCGCCCGGACTGCGTGCCCTGGCGGCCCACGCCGCCGCCGCCAACACTGACGCCCGAGCCAACGCCTGTGCCGGAAGGCGCGCGGATGCACTCTCTCTACTTGCCTCTGGTGGTGAGGTGACAGATGGCACATTGTCCTCGCTGTGGATCGACAGTCATCATTCTAGCATCGCATCCAAGGTTCAAGCATTACTGCTATGTCTGCGAATTCACCTGTTTTTTGACCAAAAATAGGTTGTGATAACATGCCTTGAACCATCTTGGCTATCTAAAAGGAGTTTTATATGCCCCAACAGGCACTTGCCACTCGCACGCAACAATCACTCGCTCTGATTGAGCGCGAATTGAATCGTGATCCATCCATCAAGAGCGCCAAAACGCGCCGTGGCTACCAGTCCGATCTCAAGGGCTTTCATGACTTTCGCAAAAGCGCTCCCATCACCAAGTTACTCGTCGAGGAATACGCCTCCATGCTGCAAGCCGAAGGTAAAGCGCCCGCTACGATCAACCGCGTCCTGGCCTCCATCCGCTGGCTCACCCGGCGGCTATCCGATCTGGCCTACGAAGATAGTTCAGTACCCATCGATCAGCGTGATGAGCTGGCGCTCCAGGCCGCGCGCGTCGCCCTGGTGCGCGGCGTGCATGGCTCGCGGCTCAAGAAGGGCCGCATGATCGAGCGCGGCGAGCTGGCCGGCCTCCTGGCCGTCTGCTTCGAGAGCCGTACCCCCGATGGCGCGCGCTCGGCTGCCGGCGTGCGCGATGCGGCCATTTTCACCCTGGCCTACACGGCCGGCCTGCGCATCTCCGAGATCTCCAAGCTCAAGCTGGAGCACCTGGTGCGCGAATCCGGCCAGTGGACGGTCAAGATCATCGCCGGCAAGGGCGACAAAGACCGCGCGGTGCCGGTCGGCGACGAGGCCAAGAAACGCTTGCGCGAGTGGCTGCGCGTGCGCCAGGACCAGCCCGGCTGGCTATTCCTGGCTGTGAACAAGTCCGGCAAAGTCCACCGGTCAATGGGCATGAGTGAAACAGCCATCTCCAAGATGCTTGACAAGCGAATGAGGCAGGCCGGCCTCAAGCCTTTGAGCTTCCACGACTTTCGGCGCACCTTTGCCTCGACGCTGCTGGACCGCGGCGTGGACATCGTGACGGTCAAGGAGCTCATGGGCCACGAAAACGTAAACACGACTGCGCAGTACGACCGCCGGGACGACCGGGCGCGCCGCGCGGCTATCGAAAAGCTGATGGAGGTAAAGTGATGAACACCAAGCCGGGCACTCGAATCAGGATCATCGAGGATTGCAGAACCGGGCATCATGCCACTGGCCAGATCGGCGTCTATGAAGGCCAAAAACCGCGCTCGGTCTCCATGCTGTTTCGCGGTCAGTGGTACGAATACATATACAGCCGATTCGTCAGCGGCGAGGTCAAGTTCAACACGGGCGAACCCATTGTGGACATTGTCCCGCGCATGGAGGACGTATCACGCCCAGACTCTTCCACTTCCACTTTTGCTGAGTATGAAACCTGGTGCAAAACGTCAGGCGTGTCATTCTGGGACGTGGACTATAACCCACTCATCCGCCTGCCCGACGGCTCCACCATCTGGGGCGACGAATGCTGGTGGGAAGAGTTCGTCATCCAGGATCACACGCTCGGCGAGGCGCAAGCTTCCCTTGAACATCAAAAGGAATTTCTGCGCGCCGTGTTCGCGCCGTCTGCGCAGGAGCCCAATCAATGAAAGCGATCAGCTTACTCCAGCCCTGGGCCACGCTGGTGGCCATCGGTGCCAAGCGAATCGAAACCCGCTCATGGTGCACATCCTACCGAGGCCCGCTCGCCATACATGCCAGTAAGAGTTGGACGAAGGACACTGTAAAGCTGGCCTTTACCGATCCGTTCAAAACCGTTCTGAGGGATGCGGGATACAAGTTATCCAGTTCTCTACCACGCGGCAAAATCATCGCCATGTGCGAACTTGTGAGCATGCAAGAAATCACACCGTCATACTTTTTTGGAGTGAGGTCTGATTGGAAGTGGGTTGGCCCCGATGGACGTCAATATCGCTATGAGCTGGACGACCAAGAGCGTATCTTTGGCGACTATACGCCCGGCCGCTATGCCTGGCTCCTCGACAACATCAAGCGCCTCGACCAGCCCATGCCGGCCAAGGGCAAGCTCGGCCTGTGGGAATGGGACGCCATCGCCACCTGTAGTAGCGATTTCAATCGCTTGTTCCACAATAACGAGGTTCCAAATGGATAAGACGGCAACACGTCCCCCATCCGACTGGACGACCTCACTCGACAACGCGCGCCAGGGCCTGGCCCTGCTCGACGAGGCCCGCGCCACGCTCAACGCCCTGGGCGACTCTGCGACCGCTGAGATCACCCGCTACCTCCGCATGCAGAGCGGCGTCGACCTCGACCCGGACGCGATCCGCGCCACGCTCACCCGACCCTATACCCTCATCCCGATCAGTGAGCACGAAGCCTGGCTCATTCACTGGCGCGGCATCAAGATGCCTATCTTTGGCTGGGTCGTCGCGCAGGAGCCGGCTTTCGTCAAGGCGCGCGTCACGCGCTCGATGGATCTGCTCACGCCCTTGCCCGCTTGGATGAAAGACGAGCTGGGCTGGAAGCCGCCCGAGCACGCGGCGCAGATGGACAGCACGCGCACGTCGCTGCGTGTCACGTCCGGCGACGAAACCTCGTTCAAGCGGCGCTATGGCGCACACCTGGGCGCGAAGCAGGCCGATGGCTCATTCCGCATCAAGGGTGGGGAAGCCTGGATCAAGTTGGTGGCGCAGCTCGTGCGCGATGGCATCCTACCCTATACCCCGCAGCCGGTCGCGCCCGAACACTGGGACGAGCAGGCGGTATCTCCCATCACCTTGCGGCCTTATCAGCAGACCGCCGTGGCCGAGTTTAGGCAGAAGGGCGCCGTGCTGCTCAACCTGCCGCCGGGCGCGGGCAAGACCTACATCACCCTCGATATTTTGAATCACTTTCGCGGGCGCGTGCTGCTGCTGGCCGACACGACGATTCTGGTCGAGCAATGGCGCAACCGCATCCAGCGATTTGTCCCCTTCAAGGGGATCGCCTCGGGCGCCGACGTGACGATCTCGACCTATCAGGGCGCGGGCAAGTACCTCGACCGCGACTGGGATCTCCTGATCCCCGACGAAGCCCAACGGCTGCCCGCCAACACCTTCAGCAAGCTGGCCTTCGTCAAAACCAAGTACCGCCTCGGCCTGACGGGCACGCCCTGGCGCGAGGATGACCGGCAATTTCTGATCACGGCCCTGTCTGGGTTTCCGGTCTCGATCCGTTGGTCCGAGTTGATCGCCTCCGGGGTGCTGCGCAAGCCGCGCATCATCGTGGCGACCGTGGGCAACGATGCGGCCAAAGTCGCCTACGTCAAGAGCCTGGTGGCCCGCCGGCGCGGCCGCACACTCATTTTCTGCGACTGGATCGAGCAGGGCCAGGCCCTGGCCAATGCGCTAGAGATTCCCTTCGTCCACGGCGAATCGCCTCACAAGTTACAGCAGATCGAATCATCGGATGTGTGCGTGGTGTCCAGGATCGGGGATCGCGGTCTCGACCTGCCCGACCTGAAACTGGTCATCGAGGTGGCCGGGGCGGGCAAGGCGCGCGAGCAATTTGCCCAGCGCGTGGGGCGGCTCTTGCATGGGCAGTTCAGCGGCGAGTTTTACACGGTCTTTACGCCCGACGAAGCCGAGCGATATCGGTCGCGCGTGTTCGGGGTCGAGGTTGAGCTGGCTGGCGAGGTGGACATCGAGTTCGTCACGGTGGGGAACGTCCAGGAGCGACGGCTCACTGCGCCGGTCCGGACCCGGAAGGCGCGCCCACGCCGAACAGATCCAACGGCGCACGTGGCTGCGCCTGCGGACGCCACCGCTGTACCCAGCGCGCCCACCGACGAGATCGCCACCTTCCTCGCCCTGCCACCGGTGGCCAAGCTCCTGGCCGAGGCGCAGGTCGAACGGCCCGGCTACCTGCCCATCGTGCTCCGGGCCTGCTGGCGCGCCCGGCTGACATCTGACACGATCGCCTTCGCCCTGGGCGCCGCGTCGCCCAAGACGCGCGCCAGAATCGCCGCCTGCGCCAACTGGCTGACGCGCCAGAAGCTGTTGGTGCTCGACAAAACTGACCGGACCTACACGGTCAACCACGACACGGTCAACGAGCTGCGCGCGCTGAGCGATCTGGGGCGCGGGCTGAGGTAATCCCCTTATCCCCAGGATACCCTTAAGGGGTAAAGGGGATAGGCCATTTCCACGGAAATGCCCTATCCCCTAGCCATTCTGTCATATTGACACTAATGTGCTAACCGGGGTATAATCAGTGCGTCCGCACGGGTGATACCCTGACAAGGCGCAGCCGGTGCAGATCGCAAGACTCGCCGGCGCTGGCCGAATCCCGGCCAGGCTCGCGCAACATCACCTGGACATCTCTGCTGTTGGCCGCAGCAGAGATTTCGTTTTAATCGTGTAATTTCTCAATATAAAGTCCACCGCCCCCAACAACGCAATCGCCACCGGACGCCCGCCAGTGATTTGCACAAGTCCCCAGCACGCCCACGATGCCGGAATGAGCCACGCGCTCCCACCGGCCATGAGCCCGAAATCATACCAGCGCAACGTCGGATTGCACGTCCAAAATATCGCTCGCCAATCTAGACGCCGCCAGGCTGCCAGCGCAAGCAAGATAGCCACACCTGCGATTGACCACGCCATGAGTGTCGTGCTCCATTGCCAGTCCAGCCGGCCATCATTGGATTGCCTTATCCATTCCACGATCCACATCGGGCGGGTAAGCGTCACAGGCCCATACAGCACAGCACACGCCACGGCAAATGGCTTCCACTTCGCCCGATCTGATAGCAGCGCCGGCAATGCCAGTGGGAATAGCTGCGGCTTGAGCGTCATCAGTGCCAGGGCGACCGGAGAAGCTCGATTCAACAGCCAGAAAAACACCAGGTCGATCTGCCCGAGCAACACGCCGGATAAAATCGGGTAGAACAGAATCCACATCAGCGCACGCCGTCGAAGAGCTGCCACGAATAGAGCCAGCCCGCCAAACATAGCCCCATAGAGAGAAACCCGATACGGCAGTAGAGCCAACAAGGCAAATAGCCCATTCATTGGCAATGGGTATAGCCCCGTATACTGTCCATGCCACAGGGCGGCTCCCGATAGGTACATCTGGTAAAAGTCTGCGCCGATCATGCCCAGTTTTCAGGCTTTCACTTCTGCGGATTTGGTGAGTTGCTCAAATTCATCTTCAAATACCGCCAACTGTGACGCCAATCGCTTTTCGTCCGCGATGATTGCCTTGAGCCCCTCTTCGTCGCTCGTGATCTCGGCGGCTCGGCGTTGAATGCGCAGCCGATATAGCGTATTTTTGATGGGCTGTACCAGTTGTTGCGTGATGATTGCTCGCTTAACCTCTACGGGAATGTCGTCAAATAATTCATTTTGCATGTTCTATCGCCTTTCTGATTTTATCTCGGCACGCTCTATGCCGTTTCACTAGATGTAGTACCCAATATCTATAGTTGTTTCGTTACACTACCGCGATTCCAAATGCTTTGAGAGCAACGGCCATCGCTTTCACTTGTGCGACTAATGCACTCATGTTAGCGTCCGAATTGAGGCCGAATGCCCCAGTTGCGTACGCAGCTAGCGCCGCGCCAATAGATGCCGCCGTCTGCGGCGTCGCCCCGTTGCACCCGAAGCCCGTCGAGCATCTCAAGTTTCCAGTGATGTCGAGGGTGTAGGTGGGGGTCATTAGGATGCCAAGTTTCCCCGCGTCCGAGAGACGCATCTTTACGGTTGACCCTGCTGCCCCAATAGTGGTAGTCCAGAACTCAAAGTATGTTCCCAGATTCGTAGCATTGCCCCAATTTTCGGCCGCATATCCAAAAATGTTCGCCCTATCCCTGAAAGCCCCGCCACTGTCGCGCCCACCAAAGTTGAACGCGCCCAGTATTTGATTGACAGTGACAGGGGTAGGGGAAGCTATCGAACCACGCGCCCTACGCACTGCAAATATCGGGTATCCGCTATCCATGTATGCCGTAGACGAAAACGTAGTGTAAGTGTCCGACTGGGCACTGATATTACCGGTAACGGTCTGTGATGTCGTAAATGCGTTGGCAACTTCTAAGAGCGCAACCGTTCCCGCCGTGTCTGGGAATGTGTACGCTCTGTTGGTCGCCCCAAAATTTAGCGTGGTGTCGCCGCCTGTGAACGTCAGGCCGATTGTGTTAGCCGCCGTGAAGGTGAGCGTTTTCGTGGAGGTGACGGCAAACACGGTCGCACCGCCTGCCGTGCCTGATAGCGTATGAGTTCCGACTTGGAATGTTCCACTCACTGTAACTGAGTCAGAGAAGGTAAATCCAGCACTCGCACCAACCGCATTGAATACAACGGCTCCAGCACCCGATACGGTTGTCACCCAATAATTACTCCCATCATAAGCGTGGCGAAAACCCCCAGTGGCCCGGATGGCAAACTCCGCGTTCGCTATGCTGGCAAAATCCGTTTGAATCCCCGAATAGCAATTGAGTATCATCGCCCCTTCGTGGGTCGAAAGGGCTGAATCTCCCATTGCCATCGATAGGAGACCGCTAGCAACGTTATCTATACCCCCAACGATAACAGAATTATGGCCGCTAGCAGTCCCGTTCTGACCTCCAACGATAACACTATAATTTCCGCTAGCGACTTGTGTCGCAACGCCCCGATAGGATTGAAAATCGTAAGCTCCTGTACCTCTAGCATTTCCGGGTGTACTGCCAATTTCCGAGACACCAATCCACAACGCCTCTAATCCTCTTGTTTTGATAACAAAAGCGACCGCATCCGTTGTTCCAATAAAATTTGTGCCTGCTGTGGTTCCAGCATTGCCAGTTTGGGTCCAAACAGTTTCCAGTAGCGCAACTGTCCCCGTCAAATCAGGCAAGGTGATGATTTTGTCGCTGATGGTAGGTGTCCAAGACAATGTGCCAGTTACGCCGCCCGCCTGCATGACCAATGTAGTAGCCGCGAGGGATACAACTCCTGTAGCATAGGTAATGGAAATTGCATCAGCCCCAAGTCCTCCTGAGTAGATAGAGAGAGAATCGTCAACTTGCCTGATAAAATCCCAGTTGCCAGCAGATACAGACCCAAGCCTAAACGTTGTGGCGAACGCATCGCCTGCGATAACATTCAGTGCAAACGCACTGTCGATGCTACTTACAGTAAAAGAACCTACTGGATCATACAGCATGTCCGATGTGCTGCCCAGCGTATTGGCATCAATCCAAAATGTAATTCTATTTGCATCACCAGTGCCTAGCGCGAATGTGCCGGAGGCATCAGGGAGTGTGAAGACCTGATTCACAGTAACTAGTGACATGTCAAGCTCGCTAGTCGCTGCTATTGAATTCCCAAAGTATAGCCTGCCCGCTACGCCGCCACCTGCTCCTATGCCAACATTGAAATAGAGATTTCCCCCGTTACCTCCTCCATCTGCGTTACCCGCAGTGAATGAAACATCTCCGCCATTTCCAGATGTAACCCCACCAGTTCCAGCCGCACCGTAAATTGATCCTCCGTTGCCCGTAGCACCTCCAAAGCCTCCAACGCCTGCAATCCCGATATAAACAGTTCCGCCATCACCAGCACCGTCCCCATTGCCTGGACACAGAAAGAACTGGTCTCCACTCACATTTGAAGCTGGCGCTGCATCACCGCCGAATAATCCAAACGCATTATTGCCGCCAACGGGAGTACCAAAAGCCGGAATACCCGCACCAAGGAAGTTAGGATTGTAAATAATAACTGTCCCGCCGAACGCGCCTGCATTGTTGTATTGTACCTGTGTGTCAGTCCCACCTGGAGTGCCGCCGCCACCTGCGCCCCATGACAACAAACCCGCGCCATCATTCGTCAACACGCCAACCGCATTGATCGGTATCGTCCAGGTGATTGCCGCCGCTGCACCTGTCGCCAGCGTCAACGTATTCGTGCCGGTTTTGATGAGCGTCGAGGCCTGGAGAGTGTTCGCATCCGTCACCCACTCTGCGATCTGTCCGACAACTCCTGTGCCGACCGGAATCGCGCCTGTCTTGGTAAAAGTGGCGATGTAGCCGCCTAGATTGATCGTGCCGCCGCCGAGGAGGGACAAATCAGCATCCCCAAATGTCACCCGACGATTGCCGGTCAGGTTTTCAGGCGAGAGGGACAACGTGAAATTGCCGGTTGCAGCGTTGGCGTCTAATTGGATGCCCGCCGTGCCGGTGGGCTTCACTCGCATAGGTTGAAGGGATACGATGGCCGTGGTCGTCAATCGGACGATCTCTATGTTATACCGCTTGAACACAACATCCGCATCGTTGACTGACCCCATCCAATCTGTCGAGGCGCTGACGCCGCTGTTGCCGGATAAACGCCACCCTCGCACGTCGTCCAGGACGCTTTGGACGGATTTGATGTTGGCCCACGTGATAGGTTGATACGCCTGAAGCATGACGAAGGCAAGCAGATGATTGGGCGTGACAGGCAAATCGAGCAGGGTGATGTCGGTCACGAGTGGGTCAATTGGAACTACCGCTCCTGCGCTGGACAATGTGACCCACACGTACTTGACCCCGCTCAGGGGAAAGAAGGTAGACAAGTTCACGTCAATCGGGGCGTAAACCTTGACCAACACGCCGCCCACCTGGCAGACGCCGCCCGACACGATGACGTGCTGCGTATTGGTCGTCGAGGGAGAGACCTGCAAGTTGCCCAATTGTTCGTTGGACACGACCATCTGGTCATTACCAGCCAATTGATGTGTCCAGGCGTGCTTGGCAAGTGTGAAGCCGCCTGGGTCAGGGATCGTGGGGCTTCCAATAACGGATGCGCCGAGCGCCTGAGTGTCCGCGCCCACAATAATGCGCTGGTTGTTCAGGGGATCGTACTCGATCATCAAGGATGAGTTATAGGCCGTGCCCGGCACACTGCCGCTGGGGAACATCCCCAAGGCATAGTTGCCGCTGCCCGCGATGGGGATGCGGACATACTTCCATCCCTGCAAGGGAGCGTCTACATTGCCGGAAAAATCACCCGCGAGGCAGCCGCGCCAACGGTCGCCCTTGGGCCGAAGGTCGTCCAGCACATCGCCTAGAATTTGCCCTGCATTACTCATACCAACCTCACAGAGTTTGGATCATGGCGCACATTTCTCCCGCACCCAAACCTCCGTACCAATTCGCACCCATCACCGCCACCCAGTCCCCCTCGATGTCCAACCAGAGTGTGTCGCCGTCAGGCAATCGTTTCATAAAATCAGTCGTCGCTCCCGTATTGGATGTCGCCAGCACATCGCCGTTTTGGCCGATGCAAAAGCCGCCGAATGCCCGACCCGATACCCCGAATGTGTTGAGCGCCGTGTCGAAGATTGCCGAGAGCGCCATCAGGTCGCCCGTCGTCACATGAACGGACAGCGTCAATAAAAATCGAGTCGCAATTGGATGAACGGGGCTGGCTGGAGTATAGACAGGTGTAGGTGTCTGAAGAGCGCCACCCGTATCTGTATATTCGTACAAATACGCGGGGATGTCGTGCACAAAATAGCCGGGCACGACCGGAGCAGGAGCGCCTTGTCCAAGAACATTGTAGACCCGTGTGGGCGTTCCACCCGACAGACTAAAGATAGAGTATTGTGGCACTCCACCCGCACCGCAACCAAGGCGCGCATCCGTTGGGGATGATCCAAGGGCGAATTGGAAGCCATCAGTCGGAATGTTCGGGTCAGTCCCCTTCGCCCACGTGCCCACACTAGTACCGAATACATAACGTCCAAAACCGGAAACGTTTGCTTCACCCGACGCATAAGCCAATCCTGCGCTGTCGCATCCCAATGATGTCATCAAAGCGCCAGGGATGCCCACCAACGTGCGATAGTCCGTGAGAGACAACACCAACGTGAATGTATATGGTGGGGTGGAAATATCTGGACAATACCAGATGCCGTTGTCATCCGGGTGCACTGCGCCATTGGTCAATAGCCAGGCCCGCCGCAACCCGGACAAGGTTGCATTGATAAACGCGCCTACATTTGCTCCAAGCAGCGCCCCCTGTTTCAAATCAATCCACTCCACGCTGGCCGCCTTGTAATCCAAAGTCAACCCAGTTTGTGCTGGGTTCACGACCCACGCAAGCGGAGTAGGGATAACCACCTCGATATATTCTACCTTGACCTCGGTATCGGTTGCGCCCGTGCTGGTTGAAACGGTCAGCGTCACCGTGTATAACCCAGGGACGGTGTATGTATGAGATGGGTTTTGAATTGTGTCTGTGTAGGTGTCTCCGAAGTCCCACGCCCAAGACGCGATGGGATCGCCCGTCGTGGTGGACAAGTCGGTGAATTGAACCACCAGATCGGCAAAACCATACACAGGCACAGCGACGAAGTCGGCGATCAGCACGTCGGGCACGGGGATCGGCCCAGGCGGGTTATTCGTGGGAACTGGGTCGGCCGGCGCGACGATGGAGCTGACCGTGACGCCGAAGCTCCTCCCCGTTACCTCGATGTCCGCGTGGCCGTCGACCTTGAACGTGACCGTCTTGGACTCGACGACGATCCGCACCGTCGCCAGCGGGTTGTTCGGGTCGGGGATGTCCACCATCGGGAAAGCCTTGATGGACGCATCCTGCCTCGGCCTGACCACATAGGTGTCGGAATAGTTGGTCACACCGACGTGCCGCCCCGCCCAGCGCAGTATTTCGTAGTAGCCTGGGTCGCCTGGGATGCTTGGCACAGGCGAGGCCAGCAGGTTGGGAACCTCGTTTGGCCGCCCATAAGGCTCCGGCTGGATGGGTGCCTTGACTTTGATGGGGTACACATCCAGCGCCGCGTTGTGGTAGAATCCCCACATCGTCGTCTCGCTCATCGAAGGCGTAGATAGAGTCTTCTGCACGGGCATGACCATGTCGGCGTTAGCCAACACTCGCGTGATGCTATCGGAGTTCACTCCCGTCTCGGATATTGTCCCCGTGATCGTGCTCCCGTACAAGAGGGAAGGAATGACCGTGAACCCGCCAAGAGGCAACGGATAGATAGAATAAAATGCTTCTTTTGCCATGAGGCCGAGTTCATCATAAAGCGTGCCCGCGCTGAAACCCTGAATGTAGCGCAGGCGATTCTCTGCCGCGAGCGCCCCAGGAGGAGACACGGGTGGGCCTGTGGTCGTCCGCACGTCGAACTCGGCGTTGGCGATGTCCAGATAATTGGAGTGCCAGCGCAGCAGGAAATATGCCCCGCGCGGGCACGAGTACATCTCGAAATAGTCCCACGAGATCGCCCCACCCTTGACTCCCGTCACGATGAACGGGTAGTAGTAGACGTTCCTCAAAAAGGACAGGGCTTGATACGCCGTCAACCGAAGCGTGGACTTCTCGTAGTCATACTCCACGCTGGCGGGCCAAGCGTAGCCGAGATATAAGCACTCGCGGGTATCTAGGTCAACGAGACACACGAGCGTGTGGCGCAGGAACACGGGGGGTGTCTTGAATTCCAACTCGATGGAGAGGTCGCGGTCGATTGACCAGGGCACGCTGGCCGATTCGACCGAGCAGGGCGTGACGCCGACCCACACAGGGATGTACCGCACCTGGCTCACCGCATTGGAATCGGTGACGGTCAGCTTCACGTATCGGAAGCCCGCCGCAGAAAAAGAAATGCTGACGGTTGGGCTATTCTGCCCGCTGTGGATCGTCCCCTGCGCGTCAACCGCCCACACGTAATCGGCTGATGCAATGGTCGCGGGGTAACGAATCGTGCCCGGCACGTTCGAGCCGTCATAGGTGGCGAAGCTGCGGACCGCAGACAGAGTGAAGTGTTCTGCGACATCGGCGCTCGCGCATTCAGGGTCGACGAGGGCAATCGGCCCTTGCGCGGCGCGGCTGCACTCGTCGGTAGTCCCCCCCAAACTCTGGTAGGTGATGTCATAGTCCTTGTACAAGATGTAGGGGTCTATCGTGATCGTGCCACTGCCCGCCGCCATGCTGTTGGTGGTGACTGTCCCCTGCACGCCGGAGTTGTTCTTGGGGCCGAATGAGTTCGCGCCCGTTGACGACCCATTCGACGCCACCTTTGAGTCTTCGTCCATGCTCGAATCGCTGTAGAGGATGAGTTTCCCGCCGTGGATGCCAGGATCGATTTGCCAATACAAGGTGGTGTACCCGCCCGTGCCCGTGAATCGCCAGTCCGAGAACTGGCCGGGTGCGCCGCCCGTCCACGCGACGACGTTGGTCTCCACTCGCTGGTACTTGGGTGAGGGGTAGAGGACGTTGTAGATGTTGACCGACGCCGACGCAGCGAACGACAACCCATTCGGAGCAAGGGTCAAGATGGCGTTCGCGCCCGACACGTCTATCTTGCGGATGCGGACGAAGCGGCCCGCGTTGTCAACAAACCATCCGATCAGCACCGCCGTGATGCCCGTCTTGGGAGTCACTTCCAAATCGAAAGTGGCCGCGTCGTAGCTGACGACCGTGCCCGTCCAGAGGGGCGTGGTCGGGCTGAGAAGCACACCAACGCGGACATGCTCTGCATTCATGCCAGCGCCTTGAGCATAAATTCGATGTCAACATTTTCGTACCGCCCGCCTATTCGGTTCAACTTACTGGGGTCGGGGCAGACGGCTACCGCCGAGAAAGTCTCGTACACATTCACCCCATCGTGCGTGACGGCCAGGGTAGACACGTAGCAGGCCCCACTGTAGACAGATTGCGGACGATAGCGGAAGGTTGCCCCGGATAGGGCCGCAGAGATAGAGGCTGAAACTGTCAATGTGTCATTGTCGGTAATAGCCGTGACGATGGCTGTTTCATACGCACCACTGCCGAGGTGGAATAACAGCGTGTCGTCTACGGCCAACTCGGTCGAGAAGGCCGTCCCGGACCCATCCAATTGCGTGTGGTCACCGCTGTTGCGAGACACCGTCCCTGTTCCGGGTAATGAGCACAGAATGCCGATACCCTTTTCGTAGGACGAAATAGCTAGAAGCGCAAAATGCCACCGCGATCGCTTGAATCCGCGCCAGCGTTGAAATCCATCCATTGAGATGTACTCATTGCCGCCGGCGACAAGGGTCGACTTCGGGGTGACAACATTCCGAGCCGCTACGTCGGTATGAAACACGGTGATGGCATCGACAAGCGTACTGGTCGTCGCTCCGAGTTTGTAGGCTGTCGTCGTCATCTACCTCTCCTAACCGATTGCGCGAGCTGGAGCACGACCTGCTCGGCTTGCTGTCGCGCCACCTGGGTGTACCAGCTTCTGTCTTGCTCGCCCATGCCAGTGTAGCTGGGCGCAAAGTTCAGGTTAGCCCCGCCCGACAGGCCGCTTCTGGCGCCGCCTTGTATCTCTTGCTCCCGGACTAGCAAATCTCCCATGCCGACGCCGGGGCCGACGCCGGGCCGGGCCACACCGCCCCCTTGCATGAATGATTTGAAGCTTGACAACATGTCGGCGTAGTATTGATCGCGTAGTTGCTTCTCATTGCCAAGATAGATTCCCAGTGCATTCAACTGTTCCGTGAAGGCCGCCGCCTGTGCCGCCTTCTGTTCGCTGCGGCTCGCATTCAAGGCGGAAAGCTGGTCCTTCCCCGCTGCCTTGATCTCCGCAACCTGCGCGTCGTAATCGGCTTTGCGCTCTTTTTGTTGCCGGTCAAATTCCACCTTCGCATCATTCTGGCGTGCCTGAAAGTCAGCCAATCGCCGATTGCGTTCGCCTTGCTTCTGTGCATTCTCCTCTGTGATCTGTTCCGCGTAATCCGCATTTGTCCGACCTACCTCGATCTGGTGGTCATGCTCTGCGCGGTCGCGTTGCTCGTTATAGTTTTGGATCTCCTCGAAGGCCGCGCGCGCGTCATTGTTCGCAATCGCGCTTCGCATCGTTTTGGCATGGTCTTGCGCCATGCGCGCCATTGCGAGCTGGTGATCTTGCTCGTTGCGCTCGACGTCCTTGCCGAAGCGGGCGGCTTGTTTGAGCCGGTCTTTTCGGTCGGATTCTTCCGTCTCTTTTTCGCTCTTGTAGAAATCCTGAATCTCTTTGACGCGGATGCGGTTGAAATCACCAAGCGCCTTTGACCGTTCCCGACCGTAAGCCTGCTCCGCCTTCACAAGCGCCTTGCCGGTATTGTCATTGATACGAGTGACGTCCTTCTGATAGTTGGCGTCTGCCGTCGCTTGCGCTTTACGGAAGGCAACGTAAGTGCCCAATCCTTTCTCGGCTTGAATGTCTTGCTCGGACTTGCCGGCCTTTTCCACCGCCGCCGCTGCTTTCTCTGCCGCTTCTGCCGCTTGGTCAAATGCACCCGTCGCCTTGCCTACAGCCAGCGCCCATTCATCGCCCTTGCCAAAAATATCTCCTATGCCCTTCGCTCCAACGGTTGCGAATTGGCTCAGTCGAGTCCCGCCGCCCAAGCCAAGATTTTTAGCAAGCCAGTCGTAAATGAGACCGCCTGCCGCGACTCCGCCCAAAGCAGAACCCGCAACACCCAACGCGGATAAACCTGCCCCGCCCGCCGCCGCACCTGCACCCGTTGCACCGGCGCCAGCCGCGCCGGCCGTCCCTGCCGCTGCCTTGCCTACTCCGAGCAATGCGCCTAGTTTGCCGATGGAGTTCACCAGAGCGCCGACGGTTGAGAGCGCCGCCCCTCCGCCAGCCAAGACTGTCCCGCCGATCACCGCCGCCTTGATGATGTCGGGGTTGGACTCGATCATACCGGCAACCGACCTGGCTAATTCGGCGGCTTTTTCCATGTACGGGATAAGCGTCTCGGCGGATACCTTGCCGATGCGGAGCGTTGAATCCTCGATCTCTTTTTGCGCGTCAATCCATCGGCGCGATTCGTCGCTTGCCATGCCGACAGATTTGACGTATTGATTCGCGGCCAGGGTGATAGGGCCAAGCAGCGCCCCGCCGATTGCCCCGATGCGCAAGCCGATGCTGGCTAGTTTTTCGCCTTGCTCGGCCATTCGCATCCAGGCGCGACGCGACGCCTCGGCGGATTGCTCGACCTTCTTGGATTCGGCGCTGACCTTCCGCATATCGCCAACAATCTTGTTGGCGGTCGCTTCGTCAACGCCAAACCTCAAAAGTATTTCGAGTTCTTTTTTGTTATCCGGCATGTTGGCTATCCAGTCCCAATATTGCCTCTATCTCTCGGCGCGTCTCTGGATGCAGCTTTATTTTGTCCTTATTAGCACGATACCATTCTGGTGTGTTTGGATTGCCGTAAGCCCGCCCAGCCCCACGCCAATCGGCTATCATCTCAAGCATGTACACGCGCGGAATTTTTAGGCAGTATTCCCCATCTGTGTCATTGATGAGATACCAATACTGCCAGTGGTGTTTATTGGTTCGCTGGTGGTGTAGCCAAGCATAATCAAATTCGGTGCTGAGTCCCTTTGGGTCATAATAGCCCGTCTTGTCTCTGACAATCCGAGGCACACCAAATTGATCATAGAATGTATGGACATATGCAAACCACTCGATAGGCAAGAACTTTGTCCAGTCATGCAGTATCGCCAAATGAATGGGAACACCGATCCTGAAACACTCAATGAACACAAACCATTTATGTGTGATGACTTTCGCCAAATACATCAAATGGTCTTTTGCCATCTCAATCTTTTCCTCACCTTTGGAAATTAGCTCAGGAACGTTGCTCGCACTACTGCCGCTGTCGTCACCGCGCCGTCAAGGATAAACTTGGCCTGTTGCGTGTTCTTCGTGCCGTCCAGGGTGTAAAGCGCCAAGCCAGCCGTCAGTTGAAATCCTGCCGCGCTGGTTGGGTCAGTTCCGTCATAGCGCAGGCGCACGGCCTGAGTGCCAACCTGGAATTGCACCAGTTCGGCATTGCCTGCTTTGGTTGCATCGAAGCCTACCGCTGCCGTGCTAACCGCCAAATCCTCATAAGCCATTGCTACAGGCGTCTGTCTTTGATGTCCCATGCTATCACCTCATCCATTGCCTTTCTGGAAAGATTTTTTCGCCCACCGAGCCACGCGAGCGACCTTGAGAATGTCGTGCATGAGTTCGTCGGGCTGGTCGAGTAATCCACCCGCTGCTGGAAAGCATCGCCAGTCTAGCCGCTCTAGCCACGTCCAGGCTGTCCAGGCCCGCTCGAAAGCCTCTTGATTGACGAAAGCAACATCGGGTATCTCGTTGTCCTCATTCGGTGTGTCGTACCAAGAGGTCAAGCGGCGGCAGAGTTCGTCGATTCTTTTGGGTCATCATCGCTCTTTGGATCTGCTCGGCTAGGATTCCACGCCGGATTAAGCTCATACACCGCGTCGGCCCATTCATTCAATAGCCCACCCGGCATTGCACGAAACGCCTCGAACGTGATAGGCAGCTCGACGCCGGTCGCCGAGACGACGCAGGCCGTGAAGGTGGGCCAGGTGAACGTCCTCATCATGCGCAAGATAGGGTCGGGTTCCTCTGACTTGATCCCATCGTCGGCCATGTACACACGCCGTATCTCGTGCTCAATCGTCGCCTCGGATAGCGTGATGGATAGACTGCCATTCGTGATGGTCTTGATTCGCATGTCCTACACGACCTCGTAAGATGAGAATCCCTTCGCCCCATCGGCGGGTGCGCTGGTGAACGTGATGGCGCTGGTCGTGACGGCGGCGCTGGCGATGACCTGCAGCACACCATTTACCCATACCTTCATCTTGGCAGTCGCTTGCGCGTTCGTCTCCAGGGTGAAAGAGGTCGTCGAACCATCACCCTTGAAGGCCATAAAGTGCGGCTTGTATTCAGACACGACGCGAATGGCCTGGGCATCTACCGCGCCCTCGGTCGCTTCTTCCAGGGCAGTGCCCCAGAGGTGCTTCATGAAGAATTGTGGCTGGACGGTATACACCTGCGCGGTGGGATTTTCATCAAAATTGCCCGACCTTGGGAACAGCCAAGCCTTTGGGAAAATGTAGGCGTTCCAGTACCGTTTGCCGTAATTGGTCGGGGTATCGCGGTCGGCATCAATTGCCTGTTGGTACATGACAACGCCAACCTGAGATTCGTCCCCGCTGTGGTTGGTGCGGATGGGGTACATCTTCATCTCGCCCACCGTGAAGGATTTGGGGCCGCCCTGCACCGCCGCGTCCACCGTATCGTTGATCTTACTGACCGTCATCTCCGCCGTGACCGGCTCGGTGGCGGGCAGAATATCAACGATTTGGGGTTTGTCGTCACCGAAGACCACGATGGTACGCGGGGCCGGATCGGTGACGTTGACGTTCCTCACCGCCGAAACATTGATTCCCTCGTAGGCCGCCGTGCTCGGCGCATCGGGATACCCATTGGCGTCTAGCTCGAAAATCTGGACTTTCCGAACTCCCACGCCGGCGCGAGTTGTGTTTGGTGCTGTCATTGTACTTACCTCCTGAGATTACCAATCGTATCGTTCCATGACGGGTAACGTCATGGTCAAGCCATAGAAGTTGCCGCCGCTGGCAACGTCCCCGTACTGAATCTCGCCGATTGCGCACTGCAACCGGAGTGTGTCGCGCTCATCGCCCAGGGTCAGGACATCGCCTGTTATTTTCAACATGTCCTGGGTGAGCACCTGCGCAACAGGATATTCCCAGGCCCGCGCCCGTGTTTCAAGATCGGGCAATGGGGTAGCGCCGAGCGCCCCGACGAAAAAGAAAATCTCGACCGTGTAGCGATGGATGAAATACCCATTCGGACTGTACTCGATCGAGTAGGGCTGCGACTGCTTGAGAATCGCGCAAGGAAAGTCTCCCAGGTTGGTTTGCTCGGGCGGGGCGCTATGAACACGCACGATGGCGGGCTGCCCCGCAACCGTCGCGGTCAAGAGTTGCGTTTGTATGAGAGTGAAGACAGATGAAACGCTCATCCTATGCCTACCCGTATCAAGCCAAGTTGGCTCAATCGTGTGTTGACGTATTTGGTAATGTCCTTCGGCGTGTTGAAAGTGATGTCGTCCACCACGACCGTCTCACCAACAGGGTTCGCCCGAATGCGGTAGTTGGCTGCCACACCCACACGCGCAATCATCTCGATTCGCTCATCCACGGCCCAGCGTGAGATAGCCACTCCATTGAGGTGGATGGCCGCCGTCGAACCATTGACGCCCCGGACAACTGTCACTGTGTCGGTCGTGCTTATCGCTACCGCGCTGGCATATAGCCACTCTGTCCCGATCTGTAGCAACCAGCCGGCTTTGATCGTGCCCGTCTGGACAGTCAGGCTGGTGCTCGATGCGTTGATGCTGGTAGTGTTCTGGACTGTTCCGCCCGTTGCCACCCATGCGTTGGAATAATCGGCGTGGTAGCCGAACTTGCCCAGCACCGAGATAGCGCCCTCGGGATTTCCATCGCTGTCCGTCGCCCATTGATTCGGCGAAGAGGCCAAAACAGTGACCCGTTCCTTTGGCGTTCGGTTCAATGGATAAAGCTTGTAATAGGCGGACGTGATAGCGTTCCCGTCCCCGTTGGTCAAGGTCATCAGCTCGACCAGGTCGTCGTCAAAATTGATCGAATTTCCGCGCCTCGGCGTGTCATAGGTTTGTGTGTCGATGCGCGGATAGAAGCGACGATTCGTCAGGTTGTCTATCTCGCGCGACACCGAATGGATCAAGTCGGCGAGCAGCACGTCGTCGGCTGTGCCCAGTATGTCCAAATAGTTTGTCTTCACGGCTGAGATCGTCGTATAGTCCCCGTAATTCATCCTCTCGCCTCCAACTCAGCCATCGGAACACCCAGGATGGGTAGCCAATCGTTTGGAAATCCATGCGCTTTTCGCACTTCGAGCAACTGCGTGTCTTCCTCGTAGTACCCGCGCACGGAGTCATACACCGAATCGTACACCGTCGAGTCGTACAGATAGTGATGGTGATCGAGCCGCGCATCCTGGGCATACAAGTAGCGCCCCTCGCGCCGAGCGCGGAAACCTATCTCCAAATCACAGTTGAAATGCTTGTAGACCGGCACGACGAACACGCCACTGAGATGTTGCACACAATAGGAGCGTGTCACCGCATAGTGCGTCGCAAAGGCCCAACCATCCGTGCGGTGACAGTCATTCAAGCCGATAACGCCGCACCGTTCCGGCAGCTTGTCCACCCACGGCAATAACGCATCGAGCCAGCCATCACACCATGACACGTCATCAGAGCCGAGCACAAATAGATCACCCGTCGCGTGCCAGGCTCCCTCATTCCAGCCCGCTGCCGCGCCCTTGTGCTCCGGGCGGAATAGAATCTTAGCTCCCAAGCCGAGCAATGATTGTGCCGTAGGCTCATGCACTTCCACGACGACGATCACTTCCGCGTCATGGCCTTTCACAGTTTCAACGCATCGGCTAACGCAATTTGGAACTTGATTGGCGTCAGGCCGGCCCATTGTCGGAATGATGATGGAGGTTTTCATAGGTTGCCTGCCTCGAAAAACTGGCGCGACGTCTCCTGGCTGTACTGATGGCGAACGGCCTTATTCATCACAGCCGGCGGGACGGTGACGATGTCCGCCCTTGCAATCGCGGCGGCTTGCACGTCTGCCGGACCTCGGATGCTGCCGACGATTAGCTGAGCCCCAGTTCTATTCCAGCTTACATAGTTCGTCACGATTCGAGCTGGATCGCCGCCCTCGTCCGCTACCCGTCCCCAGAACAAGCTCACGTAAGACGCTCCTGCCAACGTCGCCAGCATCAGTTGGTTGAACGACATGCAAATGGTTGCGTTGACCGTACAGTTATAGCCCACAGCCAAAGCATGAATCATGCCGAGATTGTCACGACCATCTGGATTTAGGATAGGCACTTTAATAACGAGTCTGATTAGGTCTTTGAGCAAGTAAGCAGCCTCCATGAGCATATCGTTTTCATTCTGCCCTACCAACTCGACGCTTACGCTTTCCATTGGCACGATCTTGCAAATCTCGGTCAGCCGAGCTACGCGCTCTGCAACAGGCAGAAGCGTCGGGTTAGTCGTCACGCCGCTGATGACGGGCCGCCATCGCTGTATCTCTCTCACATCGGCAGAGTCCAGATAGAGTTTCATACCACTCTGACGCGCCTTTCCCGCGCTTGCTTGTAATAGTCTACCCAGGTGTCCTGGTTGCGCACGCCGGGAGCCATGTAGCCCCAGCCGTTGCAATGGTTGTTCTCGGACAATCGGCAACTTGATGCCTTTTGCTGTACCCATTCCAGGCTGAGATATTTGTAGTGCAACAGGCGCACATCGTTCCGAGCCATGACGACACAACCGGATGGGTCGCAACTGTGCGCGCCTGGGATGTATTGAGGCGACACGCACGGCTTGAACAGCGCGCACTTGTCCATGTGGGCAGGGTTGCGTACACCAAACTGGATCCAATCGGTAAGCCGGCCCTGCCCAGGTATACCCTCCAATCCATCCCCGATCATGTCTCAGCCTTCGCACTGCGAGATGGTGATGCCGCGCTTGTCGTACTCGGTAAGTAATTGGCGCAAGTCGGCATGGTACAAGAATTCGTCGGTATCCACCACGATAAACCAATCCGAATCGGGATAGTATCGGTAGGCCGTGTTTTTGATGCCGATGTTCACCCCGTCGTCAATCCTGCCGCCCGTGTCCGAGTCGTGCATCACGGCATTGGGCAACGTGGCGATGAATTCCCGCGTGCCGTCCGTGCTCATGCCGTCGAAAAACACGAACCGATCAACGATGCCTTGATAGTGCCGGACAAAATAGGGCAACATCACCATTTCGTTGTAGACGGACGCAATCAGCGTGATGATCATCGCAACACCGGCTCAAAATCATTCGGAAAGCCAGCGGCTTGCCGACGGTTGAATGTTTCCTCGTCCGCCTTGAAATACTTTCGGGCGAGGCGATACGTGTCGTCCTCTGGCGCTTTGCCATTCATGGACGAACGATGCTCGACAACCGATTCTTCGCACCATACGTAACAACCCTCGATCTTCGCCCTGACATTCATCTCCGGGTCAGTCCAGTAGTGGTGGTAGGCAGGGATCGCCAGCACGCCACCCATCACCTCGATGATACACTGGCGGGTCACCAGAAAATGAGTTGCCATGTGGTCGGTCCGGTCAAGGTCATTGAAACCCACCATGCCCTGCCCACCCGGCAGAGTTTGCAGGGCCGCCAGTGCCGCATCAAGCCAGCCCGGATGCCAGATCAAGTCGTCCGCGCCGGGTATGAAGGCGTTCGCATACGCCAACGCCTTTAGCCCAATATTCCAGCTTGCTACTGCCCCGACCTGTTTTGGATTAAACACCGCGTCATTTCCATCCAACAGCATCGCCGCACTATCAGTCAGTGCCTGGTAGTATGGCTCTACATCGCCATCAATGATAGCCAGGCACTCGACATCGTGTTCCTGCGTCGTCTCGAAAAACAGGTCAATACAACGACGCAACTGTGCGGGTCGCCCTCGGCTCGGGATGATACACGCGACTTTCATTTTTTAATGAGTGCCTTTCTCCCCAGGACGCTGAACGTCATGTGCCGCTCGACGACAAACTGAGTCAGATCACAAATCAGCCCCTCGAACATCGGGTTTGAAAAGTCTATATCGTCCACCAGCATCACGCCGCCCTTGTCGAGAAGATTGTCGTAATAGTTCTGGATGTCTAGGTAGGCGTCTCCCCGTTCGTGACTCCCGTCAACGTAGACGAGCTGAGCCGAGATGTCGAGCCGAAACAAAAACCGAGCGGCGGCCAGAGATGGCATGGGCAAGGGTACGATGTAGTCTGTCAAGCCTGCCTCGATGACATTGCGCATGAACACGTTATAGTATTCCGGCCGGCCGTGTGCGATGTGCAGGTGTGGCCGCCAGGCCGGGTCAAGCCAAAGGATTCTGTCAGACAGCCAGGTGTCCACACAGACGATGGCCGCGTCCAGGCCCAACTCTTTCAGGTGTTGCGCCATGTGAATCGCCGAGCCGCCCTTGAATGAGCCGACCTCGATGATCGTGTGCGGCTTCAGGTCGTCAATCATCTTGTTGAACCACTCGTGCTGAGAGTCCCACACATGCGGGTTCTCCGACATCCAGTCGGCAACTGGAAAGTCTGTATAGGGATTGACGCCCTGGTGAATCTTGGCGACAAGGTCATTGAATGCCTGGGTCATTTTGACTTACTTGGTTTCTGCTCCCGCACAAGAGCCTGAGAATATCGCTCAACATGATATGAGACATGCCCGAAATCTGACATCGTTACAGACACGCCGCCCAATGGTTGCCAACCCTCAAGGATGCGCTGATTGACAACCATAGTCAACTGCTCTGGCGTCGCCTCAGATACGACGTCATACTCACTTGCCGCCACGATACGCCTCTTTCAGTTTCTCAATATCACCTGACATGAGAATCGGGATGACAGCCTTGATCTTGTCGTCAGGCAGGTTCCACCAGGCCAGGTCCAGCAAGAATCGAATATCCTCCTCACCGAATCTGTACCGCACGAGTTGCGCCGGGTTGCCCGCTACCACGGCATACGCGGGTACATCTTTCGTCACAACCGAATGCGCTCCGATGCAAGCGCCGTCTCCAATCGTCACGCCCGACATGATGGTGGCCTTGTAGCCTATCCATACATCGTTGCCGATGACTACATCGCCCTTCGTGCGGGGATGGCCATGGATGCCCTGCGCGGCCCACCATGTGAAATTGGCGTCCGAGAATGGATAGGTGCTGATCCAGTCGGTATTATGCTCCGCCCCCAGAAAGATCGTCACGCCACCGGAGATGGAACAGAACTTGCCGATCCTCAGCCTGGCCTCGCCGACCCCGATGATGGTCGGCGTGCCGTAGGAATATACACCGATGTTGTGCCCTGGCAGAGCATCCTTCGTCCAGAAGCTCATGGTGTCACATCCGCCAAGTAACCAAGCAGTGCCTTGAAAACCGAATTGAATGTTGGATTGTTTTTTGAAAACAAGATCCGCTTTCCATAGTCGGAATTATTTTCTAATTCTTCAACATTCAGTGCTTGCACCGTCCAAAGTCCATTCCGGTCTTGGTGCAACAATGCGGCCACCTTCCCATCATGATATTGCCAAACGTCGCCGATGCGTTTCAAGAGAATCTCAGATGTCTTATAGACCTTTACTCGCTCTGTGTCTTCTTTCGAGAACTTCATGCGGGAAACTTCGACATCGAGGAATACTCCGCATTTGGCCGCCTCATTGAGTAGATCGTTCAACTCCTTGACTTTGGTATCAACTATGTGCTCAATCTCGCTATTTGTCATGGCACACGCTCCAGCACAGTCAGGCCGAACTGGTTCGGGTTATCGTCCAAGATTTTCCAACTCCCTTTGGCGCACAATTTGAGAATGGCAATCCACATCGTCATGCCGCTAGAGCCAGGCGAATCGGGATAGTCATCAGTGTACGTATCATGCAGGATAATCCACCGCCCGACATATTCCTCATGGCGACGAAGCTCTTCATCCAATTGCCGATAGGTGTGTATCGTGTCAATAAAAAGCAGGTCAGTCGGCTCTATTGCAATTGCCAGGTCGTCTCTCTGATAGAAGCGGAATTCAACGCCTTCCAGCTTGGCTGCCTCGACAAATTCATCACTGCGAATGAATGGTTGAACATCATAGCTGGTCAGCTTCCCGGTCCCCAAATCAGCCAACCCCGCCAACAAGGCCGCCGTCGAGCAACCACTCCGTACACCAAACTCGGTGATATGATGGCATGGAGCCGCATATCGTCTCAGAGCCGGCAGATGTTGCCCGATGTCCGTGCTGGATTGAATCGCCTGCTGGTAAAGCTCTTCGAGCGTCATTGCGCGCCTGCTTCCTCTTTTTGCTTGACGGTCAGCGTCACGGGCAGGGCCGTTGTGCCCACATCCGGGTGATCCGCCCGCCACTCTTTCCAGGTTGCGCTGTCGATGACCCCGGCCGTCAGATGGGGTATCTCTAGCGTCGTGTCGCAATAGGCTTTGATGCCGAGCGCCTCGCAGTGCTCCATGAAATAGATGTCTTCGGTAGGAAACTGCTTCAGGCCATCGGGGTAGCTGTACCTGAAATATGGCCATCGGTAGCCCGCCGCGTCCAGCGCCCCAAATACCCAGCGTTGAATCGCGATCGCGCCCGTGCCGACGGCGTCCACCTCATACAGCCCATCTACCCACTCGATGGGCGCGTGCAGCTTGCCATCGGAGCACCGGACAAAAAATATGGGGTCATACGGCTCGCTTCGGCGAAATGCCAACGCCGACACAACGCCAACGCCGTGCGATACGAGCTGCCGCACCACATTCGGTGGGTGGTCGTGATCATCGTCCAGCATGACGAGATAATCCTGCGGGTCAGGATTGGGCATTTCAAGAAATGCTTTGATGATGATGTTGCGCGCCGCATCCGTTCGCATGTACGGAATCGAGATACGGGTATAACCCAAGCTGCCGCACGTCATGGCGATGTTGAGAAGGCTGTTATTTGCCGTGTCACCTACCGTGCGTTCGAGCAGGACACTCCAGTAAACCTTTGGCATTCTCCTATTTGCCCTTCTGAGAGTGGGGGCAAGCTCGTCACCTGCCCCCACTTCCCTAAACTATTTCCGTGGAAATGGTCTGCCTTACGCGGCTTCCCGTTTCATCGGGAATGCGCCCACGGCGATATTCGCGCCGGTGATATTCGCGCTCAGCGTGACCACGGCCCGCACGTACCGCTTGGTTTGCTTGTAGTGAATCTCTTCAAACCCCGTGCCCGCCGTGCCGTTGACAGCCGTGAAGGCCGCCCCGGTGATGTCCGCAAAATCGGCGCTGGTCGTCGTGGCCGATTCCTGTAGCGTCACCGTCACCGTAGCGGGCGCCGTGCCCGCCACGCCAAAGCCCGCCAACACCGCCTTGATGTTGCGCTTCGAGATGGATGGCGATGGCGCAAAGTCCACCGCGGTCCCATCGGCGGTCGTAGTTGGGCTGCCCGCGTACAACAGCTTCGCCTCATAGATTTGTGCCCACATGGTTATTGCCTCCTCTAGTCCATGCCCTAGCTCTAGCTCGCCGCAAGTAAGAGCTTGAGCTTCCAGTCATGCACGAGTTGGCCGCCCACGCGCTTGCGCGCATAGATGACAACTTCGTCTTGCAGTGCCCGCAACTCGCGGAGCACCTCGACACTCAGACCAACGCGATCGGCGATGTAGTACCCGCCCATGTCGCCGAAGGCCATCGGCAGGCTGCTGGTTGCCAATGCCGGCATGAATTGATCCTTGATGATGGGATAGCCGAGCAAGTTGGCTGCCATGCCATTTGCCGTCGAAGGCCAGGCATCTGCTGTCATCCACAACGGGCGGGCTTGCGAATCGGTCAACGCGCGCGTCATGGCGTAGGTTGCCTTGTTGGCAAACCACTTGGCATTCGCCTCGTACTGAGGCGGCAAGGCCGCTTCCATGCCCGTGATACCGATCGTGCCGACGGTTGTCGCTGCCGTGCCGCTCAGGCCCCACGATACCGCGCCATTCGTGCCGGACTTGACGTACATGCCGCCCGCCGAGTGGGCCACTGCGGCATTTGGATGATTCGTGAAGCCAAACGGCTTGCCCACACCGTCGCCGGTGATGAACGCATCATCCTCGCCCAAGCCGAACGCCTCGCCCAGCAGCATCGTGATGTAGCCGAGCAAGTCGAACTGCGCATCTTCCATTACGGCCCGCGTCAGGATGACCGCTGCCGTCGCCGTGTGAACCGGAATCGTCACGCGGCCCGCGACTGGGTTGGTTGCTTCACTGATGGCCGCCGCCGGCGCTTCCGCCGTCCAGCCGAACCGCACACCCGACGTGTACTTGTCATCGGCGGTATACACGACCTTCGGGAACGTCACGAGGTCGCTGCCCGTCGTGAAGGCGTAGGCGTTCGGGCGAATCTGCGCGATGGTGGCGATTTTCTTGACCACATCCGCGCGGATGTCGGGAGGAACCCAAAACCCGCCCGCCGTGTCGCTGCCTTCCTGTAGGACCTTCATGCTGGAAGCCTTGATGGCGTCCATGCGTCCGTATCGTGACATCGAGCGCATGTAATCCACGAAAGCATCCTTGTATGCGCCGCTCTTGAGAGCCATCATCTTGGCCGTGCCCACCGTGCCCAGCGCGTACAGTTCAGAACCATCTGAGCCAGGCGCGGTTGTCACATCGGGGATAGCGCCCTCAGTTGGGCCGGCATTGCGCCAACCATCCTTCACGACGCTGCCCGCTGACTCTTCCGACCACGCTTTGAGATCCGCCGCGTGATCATTCAGCCCGATCATGAGCTTGAGCTTGTCGGCCTGCCCCAGAATCTTTTCATATTCTGCGGCTTCGGCCTCGTCCCAAACTCCCTTCTGTTCGTTCTTCATGCGCAGCGCTTCGGCTTGTCCAATCAAAGCCTTGAGTTGCGCTTTCGTCGCATCCATTGTCGTTACCTCCTAGACGTACAATTTGAGTAGCCGTTCCTTCTGCTTCAACGACTGGACGCGCTTCTCGATCTCGGCACGCCGCGCCTCTAATTGCGCCGCCTCTGTGCCGAGTGCAAGCTCTCCCAAGTCAATCCCCAACGATTTGAAATAGTCCACTGAGCCGATCTGTCTTGGCTCGCATGGAGTTGTCGTCAATGCCGCCGCGAACAAGGGCCATTGCTTCAGCCACGTCGCGCCTTTGCTGACGGGCTGGCGGATAACGTATTGTGGCGCGCTATCTGAGGATGTTCCGATAGCGCGCTGAGAGATGAGTTTATCAATCGCCTTCCGGTACCGATGGGACAGATCGAGTTGCGCCACGTACCAACGCCCGATGTCGTCGTCGCCGAGCTCGACCAGTGCGCCGACCTGGGCGATTTGCTTCGTCGCCTTATCCTGGGCGTGGGACCAGGTTAATGGGCGAGGCAGAGAGAGAGTCTTATCCCAAAAATCCGTAGCTCCGATGGGCGACTTGGCCCCCGTGAAGAATTCGGATTCAATGTCCACCGTATCGGGGTCGCCCCACAAGGCCAGGTAGCCCCTGACGGTATCCTTGCCGACGGACTTGACGGCCACCACGTCACGGAAAAATTGTTCCGGCTGAGAGACGTGCAGGGACTTGATGTAGTTGACGGACACTCCGCCTTTCCATTGGGACTCGCGCCGGGTCGTGCTCGCGCTCTCGGAGGCCCAATCTGCACCAGCTTCCTCAGATGGAGTGATGTCAACCTTGACTCGCACGAACCCTTTGCCGCGCTCCAAGCCCGTGATCTTGATTTCGTCTAAGTCTTCCCCGCTACCGATTCCAGGAATCAGGTCGCTCGCATTTGTGCGAATATATTCTGCGGCATGGCCCGACGTCAGCTTACCAATGTCAAAGTCATCCGGCGTCGTGATGGTCAAGTCCCCAGTGATGGTATCCTCTGCCTTCCATTTGAGATTATTCCCTCCGCGCGGGATTTCTCCCACCTTAGACAAGCCCATATCATCCCCGCCGCCGCCCTTGCCCTTGGTGGGGTCATGTACTGATTGATCATCGTGACCAGGATGTTTAAAGGCGACGGACTTGCCTTCATGCTGGGCCGGCCAAATGCCCGTCACCTCTTTGTGTAGCCGGGCACATAGGGCCTCTCGGTCATTTGCCTTGGCCGTCTCATCGGCTTCCATGCACTTGGTAAAGAAGTTCGGATCACCGCCGAGTTTCTTCTTCATGTGCTCAGCCATGTTGGACACGTTGCCCGCCTTGAGCGCCGACCATTTGATACTCTTGAATCCCTTGCGTTCCATCTCTGTCGCGCAATCGGGGCAGAGTAGGCGCATGGTAGCAAGATTGATGGTCAAACCCTTGGCAGGCAAATATTCGCGTTTTACCTTTGCGGGAGTGCCAAAAACGATAGATCCATCGGGGGATATAACATATGGATACAGGTATAATCCATCCGACTGACTGACCACAACCCCATCGTCCAAAACATCTTGAATCCACCCTGGAGATGACTCGGGCTTGAGTGGCGATGATGTATCGAACTTCTTGACCCAGGCTTGGCGGATAGAGTCTGTTTTATCTTGCAAGCTGGCCGATTTTCCGCCCCTTGGATTGCGCGAATACCCCGGCCTCGGCTCTGTGCCCGGCTCCGCCTCATTGACCCTCGCCTGTTGTTCCTGATACTGGGCATTCATCTCGTCGCGGGATGCGCGCGCCTGTTCGGCCCCTGCCGTGCCAGAGGCGTATTCCTCTGTGCCGACTTCGGGTGTGCCCTGGTCGCCTTCGCCCTCGGCCACCTCGGCACTCTCTTCTTCGGGTGTCTCGGTGCCCTCTTCTTCCGGCGTGTCTTCCTCTGCCATTGCCCCGCACGTCGCGCCCAGCTCCATTGCAATGTCGTGAAGGTCTTGAATCAGCGCCATGACCTCGTCTCGCGTCATGGCCTGCTTCGTCGCGCCCGATTTATTGGCCTCGTTCGCGTACAGCGCACGCAGTTGCGCCCGCGCCTTGGTGCGGCTCGGATGCGTGCCCATGACCTTTCCGTCGTCGGCTTTGACGACTGTAAACTTGTTGCCCGCCTTTCTGATTTGGTATGGCATTTTCTTACCTCCACGAATATCGGGCGCAATGAAAGCCTCCATCATCCCCTTCAAGGGGATCGTGCCCATTATGCGCCGCCCAACTTACCGTCAATTTCAAACAATGCCGCCATGTTGCCATCGGCAGCATCCAACTGTGCGATGATCTCGGTCAACTCCCGTTCGCTTTTCATCTGCTCCATGAGGATGGGCTGCAAGAATATCTTGGTCGGCACGTCGGCCATATCGTATAACGCCAGCAACTTTTCACTGTTGGCAATCTCAGCCTCAAGTGCCATCTCGAAGAGCACAGCCGGGTCAGTCGAGTCTACCTTCGGATGCTCTGGCAATGGTGGAGAATAGGCTTGCTCGTTCCGGTCGTTGATGTAGTCGTAAAACAGCTTGGCGTGGTCAAGCTCTTCCGTTGCGCTCTTGTTGAAAAACTTGGCGCAACCCAAGAACACGTTGCCAGCGTCAAGCGGAGCCGCCAGGCACAGGTACAGCCGGTGGTTGCCAAGTTCTTGGGCATATTGCGTATTGAGAGCCGCGAGTAATTCTGGTGACAGATTCATAGTTCCTCCAACAGTTTACCAACGGCCTCGCCGAATGCCGCCTCGATGCTCGGCATGGCCCGATCAAGCGCATCGTCCACATTCGGCCAGCCGATAGCCTTCATTCGTTTGGCCTGCACTGCGCGCGGACCTTGCACAGGCATGGCATAGCTTGCCATATTGCCTACCACGCCGATGACACCACTTCCGGCAACGCTGACTTCATGCGTCCAATGCTTGCCCAAATCCTCGGATGACCGAACGAGCTTGTAGCCGGCCACGCCGCCAGATCCGGATAGGCCGTACTCTTTTCGCGCCCGTCTTGCCGTCATGGCGCGCCCGCTTTTCTTTGGCTTCGGCCCAAGCGTTGCCTTTCGCATCACGGGATACCACCAGCCCTTGCGCCGTTCGTAATAGCCGACAGGCCGGAGTGATACGCTGTGCTTGTTTTTGACTTCACGCCAACGGCCAGGGCGGTTTGCTTCGGTTGCAGGCGGGTAGGTTTTCAGGATGCCTTCGACCGACAGAACGCTCTTGAGCATTGCGTCCCGCACCAGGGGTAGGGCGATTTGAGGCGACTCTTTCAGCGCCTTCGCCAGTTGGTCAAAGCCTTGAATCACCCGACCAGCCATTATTCCCAGGTTTCTCGTCTTGGTCGCAGGGATGGCCCCATTTTGCTTTGTGCTGGCAACCCAATGCCCTGCATATAGGCTGTGCGTTAGCCAGCGGCCCGAATCGCTCTGCGGCAAGGATGGCCTCATTGGCAATAAGTTTTTCCTGATCGATGCGGACGAGCAGCACAGAACGCACGATGCCACTCGCCGCGAATTGGTCATCGAGCAGGTTTAGTTCCGCTTCTAGGCGGATCACCTCTCCGAGATGGAATTCTGCCAACTTTTGCAAACTGCCCGCGTCCGTCATACTATCTTCCTTCCCAAATATTCGCCCTGCGAAATGCACACGCCCTGCAGGGCACGGCAACCCTTGACCATTCCCCACGGCGCATTGATTGGCCTGGTGCACGTAATATCATCGTTCGTCGTTAGCCACACGATGACCCACATATCCTTGTATCGCTTGAACGCCGTGTCGCACCGACAATGCACGTGCGCCGGCGGGCCAAACACTTGCGCCCCGATCTTGGGCACATCCCACATCGGCGGCATGACGGCGCCGGCCTCGCGGAAGGCCGCAAGCTGCCCGCCATAGGTTGCTCGTGTGACCTCTGTCACGGCGATGACTTCCGCCCGACTCTCTGGAAAGTATTTCTGCAATGAGCCGATCAAGTCGCCATACGTCGCGTCCGGCGTGGCAAACCAGTTGTCTATCGCCGCCCCGACGACCTTGCGATTCGTCGTATCGAACAGCCTTAGCAAAGTGTCGGTATATTGCCGTGCCCACTCGCCGGCTGCCGCATTGACTAAGCTCGTATCGAAGTAAATGCCGCCCTGCGCCAGCTTGTCCGCGCCTCGAGCTGCGCCCGCGAGCGCCACAGATTCGACCTGGGGTAGCAGCGTTTCCATGAGATAGCGCTTCTCTTTTTGCCAGAATTCAAGCGGTAATGCTTGGGGCATTCTGCTCCTTCACCGCCGCTGCAATTCGCTTCGCCAATCCAGCATAGTAGCTCTGCATCGCCTTGCTCAAAGCGATCTCGGCCGGCGCAACGGCCCGGCGCATGGGGCGGGCGGTAAGCCTACGCCTGGCCTTCTCTGCCGACCCTTCCGATTCATCCGTACCCATCCCAATCGGGAAACCTGTCGCCGGTATCGCTATCCGGTTGCGCCTCCGCGATCATCTGCATTGCCCGTGCCATTGGCAGGCACTTGAATTTGAAAGAGGCGATCTTTTCCGGCTGTCCCTCTCTGATACGCTTGTTGGCGAAGGCGTGAAACTGCTTTGTCTCCGCCTCTTGCGCCAACAGGTCGGCGGGTTCACCACGGGTCAGGTTATCCGAGATAAGTTGAGACGGTTCGCCGGTTGGCGCATTGCCCCCTTGAAGGGGGTTGCCTGGTAACTGAGGGCCGCCCAATCCCTCGGCTGGCTGGACGGCCACGTCGGCATACCAAACAGGCGCTTTGTCCATCGGGTCATAGCCAATCTCACCGCGAAATTCGTCCCGCGTGATACCGTTCGACTGCCACGCGCCTTGTGCCCTGGCCCACAGCCCGATCTTGTCCTCTTGCAACGCCTTGACATCGGACGTGTCGAACCCAGTCCAGAACTTTGTCGGCTCTGGCTCAAAGTCTTGGATAAGCTGCTCCCGAACCTCGGACGCCATGTACTGCCATTCGGGGAGTATGGTTTCCTCGTAGAATGCCTGTCGTGCCTCACGGTAGTTCGAGAACGTGCTCGCCCCAAGCCCCGCCTTTGCCCCGATCAAGATAGGCGGCACGCTGAATGTCATGCAGATGCGAACTTCGTCGCGCGCGTCCAGGTTCCCAAAGTCCATGTCCTTGAACGTCTGCTCGATTCGTTGGTACTCTGCTCCGCTGCCCAGCACGGCGATATCAGTCCAGTTCGCATACCCGCCATGTGTTTCACGCCAGCGGATGCGGATGCGAGTCGCCTCGGCATCGCTCAAGCTCTGAGCCGTTTTGAGCAAGCCGCTTACACTGGCGCCGGACTGCCAGAACAGCTTCAAAAAGTTAGTCGCGCTATTGTCCACCTCGGACGAGCGCAGAGCAACGGCCGATGGAGAGAGTGCTTTAAGCAACGGAAAGATGGGGTCGTAGTAGCTGAATAGCAGCACCTTCTCAATCGGCACGTCTGCGAAGGGCAAGCCGTAAGGCTGGTAGCGAATCGCGCGCAAGGGCTTGCCGTCGCCGCGATAGAACGAGCACCAGTCCGATCGCATCGGCCACAACGCCATAACCTCGCCGATGTTGTTGTATTCTTTCTCCCACGCGCTGAAACCGGATACGAGCAGATTGATCTCGGAAACCTGCCAGAACTGCTCCTCGGTCATCGCGCTGTTAGGCTTGCGGAGGAGCTTCTTGAGCGGGTGATGCGGAAGCTCTTCTTGCGTCTCCTCGCTGTCATCGTAGATCATGCAGGGAGCCTCGGCGATAGCCCTGGCCCGTTTGCCGATGCAGGCATAGATAAGCTCGTTCTTGCGATAGCCTTCGGTGGCGAGGGTATACGGTGACGGGTAGGGATATTGCGGCGAGACGATCTCATAGGTCGGGTATTGCGCCGCGAAAGCCCCGCCGCCGAAAGCACCACCCCACGATCCGCCGAGAGAATTCCTGGGGTTAGAGTTTACCAATGTGTCCCAATAGCCCACGCCCCCCTCCTGTCCGCTTGATGGGTACGACACGAAACTTTCCCGAAAGAACCATCAAATCGTTCCGACTAGAATACAATTCTTGCCAACGCAATTTGATCCTTGCAACTTCAGCCTCCGATAAAGAAATATCGGAAATCAGTATATGGCCGTTCCGCAAATCAATCTCTTGCGGCCATGCTTGAGGCATTGCGCCCTGTATCAAAAGGCCAAGGCGCTCGACCCATAAGCCAAATCTTACTCGAAGAGAAAGCCTCAATTTAGTTACTTTGGGTTCCATGCTCGCAACGCCTTTCTGATTCGATTCAACACGCGCCGATCTTGTCGCTCTCGTTCGCGCTTCCGCTCTTGCTCCAAGAATTTTCCTTCTAGTTCCAGCATGGCAACCTCGGGCGCATCCGTCTCGACCACAAAGGCCGGCCCGCCGTACAACCTGGCCGCTGCCGCTGCGACCTCTCTATGCACATCGGCAAACGCTCGGCTGCCATGCTTGAGCCAGCCCACGCCGGGTATCCAGACCCCATAAGCGATGGGGGGCAGGTGATCGCCGGCGTCCTCTTTGACGATGGGTAAGAGTTTGATGGCGTCGGTCATTGGTCTGCAACTTCAAACACGCGAATGGAACATGAAAAGTACAATTTGCGTCCACACTTAGGACATTCATTTGCCGAGTCGCGATATATGCTCAAGGTAAACGTCCACGAATAGAATCGTTCACCACAAGCACACTTCTTCAATGACAGACTTTCGTCGTCATTGTTGTCAAACTCGACAAGATTAGTGATGTCCTTATCGGTCATTGCTCAAATCCAAATCTGTGACCCAAGCTGATCCCCGTACCACGCCGCCAATGCGACACTCAGCACCAGGTCATCATGCATCCCTTCACGCCATGCCCCGAAGGTTGCATTGGCCGAATCGGTGACTTTGATTTGAAAATTGAGCAACTCTTTCTGCAATGTCTCCGCTTCCGGTAGCGCCTTTGCAAACTTTAGACGGCCAGAATGCAGCAGCGCCTGAACGACGGATACCAGATCATGCTTGCAAACGTTGTACCCGCCCTGCGGGTTAGCATTCGTCACCATCCCACCCGTGATCGTGATGGGCACAAATGATGCATTCGTTGCAGAGAACATATCGCACACTGGGCGGCCTACGCCTGTGTTATCCACCACAAGCACGCTATTGTCAGCCAGTGGCTTTTTGGCAATGATGGCTTCGACCGCCTGGACAATCGCCGGGTATCGGGTATTGAGCTGAAAGCGTTGCAAGTGCCTGCAATGGTAAGCCCGCTCGACTACTGGCTGTCCAAGTTTGTCCTTGATGGCTTCTCCCTTGTCATCCTTCTTGGGTAGCTCAATCCGTTCAAGAATGCTTAATGCCGTGTAGTCGTTTGATTGCCCCAGGTCAAGCCCTGCGATGAATTTCATATCGCCAACGGTTCCACTTCTGCGCTTACCGCGCCAACATCGTCTATGGTTGCGCCGAACAGAGGCAGCACCTCGTCACTCATTGCGCCCGCCACAACCTCGTAACTAAACACGGAATCAGTGCCCTCCTTGAATTCACACATGTACTCTTGATCAAACCACCAATCCCCCATCGCGCGATGCTCGCTCTCCAAAAATGACGGGGTGAGGCGCGGGTTCTGTGTCGCCGGCGCCTTGATGCGTTCCCACTCGTCACCACCGCTTGACCAAGCATCCCACCACCAACCGCGCTTGCCGAATGGTGTGGACATCGCAATCAGGCTGCCGCCAGAGACGGCCAACATGGGACGAACGGCAAAGTAGAGCGGATCATCTACGCGCGCCGCCTCGTCAAAAATCGCAAGATTGACCGCGCTGTATCCACGGATCGTCGCCTCACTACTCGGCAGGCTGACGATGCGACTATCATTTTGTAAGGTGCAAGAGAGACGATTGTCCTCTTTCAGCTTCCCGACATCGCAATGATTGAGCCAGTCTGTCACCTTGCGAAACAATTCAGATGACTGGCGCAAGGACGGCGATACCAACAAGACAAGCGAATGCTGAAAATAAATAGCCCGATAGACACCCAGAAGCGCCGCCGTCGTGCTCTTGCCGGACTGCCTCGCACAGTTCAATAGGATTCGTTTGCCGTTCCATTGTAAGAGTTTCTTTTGCCATTCGTCTGGACTGAATCCGAGTGACTGCGCGAAAGCGGATAGGTCAAGCGACTTCTTCCCCGATGCTTGAGATCTCCGCACCTTTAGCCGGTACAGGCGTAACTGCCCCAATGCCTGCGGCGACAGTGAATTGAGAACCTTGTTGCTCTCCAAATTCTGAGATAACATCCTGAACCGTCAGCTTTCCTTCTTTGAGTAATTGAACCACTTCATCTTGCCATGTAGTCAACTTGATTTGTTGGGCGAATAGTTTGTGATACTCGCCCAGCTTGACCAGCGCCGTCATTCGATCGTGCAACTCGATGGACGTGCCTTGAACCGTAATGCTGATCTTCTTGACCAGGTGCAGCGGCCGGCCGGGCCGCAGGTCGAACTTCACCGGCTCACCGTTGCGTGCCGTGCGAATGAACTCGCGTATGTCGGCGTGGGCGATATCCGAGAGCATGGCCAGGACCTCGTCTGCCGACAGGTGTTTTTCGGCCAAACGCGCCTCAATTTGGGCCCGAATCTCAGGTTTTATCAGGTTCTCATACCCAATGGATGCCGCAGATCGCCGCGAGTAGCCTGCACGCCGCGCGGCCTCGCTCGCATTCCAGCACGCCAGATATTCGTCCACAAAGATTCGCTGCCGGTCCGTCTCGGTTCGCTTTGGTGTGCGCTTTATTGGTTTCGTTGCACGCTTCTTCAGTGTGCGCTTTTTCGTTGTGCCCAACTCGTCGCCAGTTCCCTCGTGCCCGGCAGGGGAAAGGAGTGAACCTCCGCCGGGCACATCACCCCCCTACAGTTGGGGGGCAAGGAGAAAGCCGCGCGCCCACGTCGCGCAGCAGAGACCCTTACGCTACACGGGCTCCGATCCAGAGCGCCAGCGCCAACAGACTGAGTGTCACGGGATAGTACACAGTCCGTTCGCGCCACGTCCACGCAACGGGGGTTGCCCCATGCTCACTAAAAACCACCCATGCAAATGACATGACTGCAAGCAAAATCACGGCCAAGCTACAAACTCTCTACGCGCCGACTCGGTCATAGAACCCGACCCTCCAAATCGCCACCGCCGGCGTGGCGCCATACTTCGGGCACAACAGGCGCGGATTCTCCTCGGACGGCAACTGCCACGGGTCCATGATCATGGCGTTGCGATCGTCCACGCTCACCAGGCGCACCCAATGCGGATCCAGGCCGCCACCCGGAGAAAAGTCCACCTGCGCCGCGCAAAACCCGGCCCCGATCAAATGCTTCTGAATCCGCATGATCGGCGTGTCATTGGGACCAGGGCAATCCACCAGGCCGGAGAATCTGACCAGGCCTGATTTGTCCAGCGCGGCCCACACGAACAAATTGCCGGAGGCAAAGCCGCCTATTTCAGATAGCCACGCATTCAATCGTCCCGGGTTCGTCAGCAAGCCGGCATCGCATAGAATAGATGCTGCACATGTCACCAGGCAACCCGCCTGTCCCAGCGTCCTCGGCCCGGCGCCGAGGAGCTGGTCGGCCCACCGCTCATCTCGTTGGCTGAACACCGCCCAGTTGGCATCGACGATCCTATCCTCCATCATCTCGACGATCTTGGCGATCTCTCGGATGGCGGCCAAGCTCTTGCCGATGCTCGCTTCGATCTCGTTCGAGATAGCCATGAGCTCGGCGCTGAGTTGCTGAGGCGTTTTATTTTGGATCATCCCCGCACCTGATGCTCTCGACAAAGCCATTCAGCCATGATCGAAAGCAGTCCGCGTTCGCCACATCGCTGACCTTGTTACACACCTGCTCGGCTGCTTCGACGACGGAGGTCAACCCTGCATCCCGCGCCGCTCTCAGCAAAATAGCAATGTTCTCGAACATAATTTCAAAGTTCTGGCTCACGACTTTGACGAATGCGTTGTACGATACGTCCTCGCCTTCGGCGATTAGAACGTCCACCTCGGCGACCTTCCGACTTGCATCGGCAATGTTGGCGGCCAGTGGTCGTCCAATCTCAAAGTCAGCTTCCCGTATGGAAGCGTCCAGTCGCCCAAGCGATGCAAATAGTTCGGTCAAGCACTTCATGATCCGTGTTGACCAGTGCCGGCGCAACCCAGTCACGTCGCCGGCTTCGATCATTTTTTGAATCTCGTCGTCAACCCCCTGCAAGGGGGCAACAGGTGTAGTTTGCTCTGTCATTTGTCCCCGCAGCCAGGTTGCGCCCACGCCGGGAGGGGTATCCCGTTGGAGCGCAAGATGCACAGCAATTCTTCGACCCGTTCCCGCCAAAGCTTGATCTGTTTCGATTGTGCTTCACCGGATTGCATGAGATTCCCAACGCGCTGATTGAGATCAATGATCGTTCTGCGATCTACCGCACGCCCGGCTTGCAATTCGGCAATGTCCGCTTCCGCCTTAGCCATGCGCGCCTCGTAGACTTTCTCGACAAGCGCCACAGCATCATTCGCCGTGTCAATCGTCTGACGGTCTGCGTCCGCATGTACCTTGCGCGCCTCGGCCCGAGTGCGCCGGTACTGAAAAACGCCGGTGATGAGCGCGGCGATCGCCCCACCGCCCAACAGCCCGCCGATGATGGCGACGATGATCGCTTGTGTCATGAGCGCTTGATGATCACCCGCGCCAGCGCGGCCGGCAGCGGCACGCCCAGCTTGCCCAGGTTGTCAATCAGATTCGCCGCCAGCGTCGTCTCGACGATCGTCCACACCGCCGGGGCCAGCCAGGGCAGGCCGGCATTGTCGCCGAACGCCTTGCAAATAACGTACACGGCGACGAACGGCAAGAGCTTTTTGGTTAGGAATTCGGAGAGCTTGGAGAGATCGAGCGTGCTGGTGTACTGCGCGGCGGCCAACGCCACGACGACGTTGACCAGGATGTGGCCGACGATGACCTTCACGCCGGCATAGCCCCAGATCAGGATCAGGAGCGATTTCAGGAATTCGAGAACGTTTTGCGGGGTCATGCGAGCCTCCAGTATTGGATAGTCCCTTTTACGGGATGGTCTGGCTAGACCGGCTCGCGTTGAAAACAAAATCCTGGTGAGGACTCGACGCGAGCCGGTCACCAGGATTCGATTAACCTTTATTGTAGCACAAATATTCGGGTCATGTCAATGAAACGGGAGTCCCCCCAACCCGAACGGTATAACAAAGTTATAACAGAATTGGACGCCTGGGGAGAGTATTTCCGTGGAAATGGTCGCTGGTTCGTTAAACAACACAGCCCCGGTACCGGGGTTGTGTTGCCGTGCTGATCCTCGTCAAAAAAAGAGTGCTACGGATAAAGATCGCCTTGCGCCACCCGGGGCGACCCAGAGTTGCGCACGCCGACTATCGCCGGCGCCGCTTCATAGCCTGGTGAAGGCTCTCTCCGCGCTCGTTCGTTTCACCGTGGCCGCTAGTTGGTGACCGCGAGGCCCCAACTCGATCCGGTTTAAAAAATATCTGCAAGAAAAGTATAGAACGAATGGGCAGTGCTGTCAAGCAGCAACCCGCGGCCCGCCAATCGCGCCTGTGTACACAGTCGCCGGCAACGTTGAATTTCAAGCGCGATTGTGCTATGCTCAAAGACATGGCCGTGCGTCGGGCTCAATCATCACAGGAGACACTACGTGCAACCCCTAACCGTCCTCGTCGCCAAATTCATCACGGCCCGCATCGCCGATGGTCGCGCCCCCAACACGATCAAGGACTATCGCCGCGTGCTCGATCCGTTCGCCCAGCGTTTCCCCCTTGATCCCCTTAAAGGGGATGAAGGGGGCTGCCAGGCCGCCCCGCTCACCCGCGACACGATCCGCGACTATGCCGCCCATCTGCGCACGCTCGGCTGGGGCGACGGCACCGTCGCCATTCACATCCGCAACCTGCGCGCGTTCCTACGCTGGCTTCACGACGAAGGCTACACGCCCGACAACCTGGCCTCCGCTATCAAAGCCCCGCGCCAGGTCATCCGCCATGAAATCCCGATCACACCCGATGAGGTGCGCCGGCTGCTGGCCACCTGCGACCCGGCCACCTTTCACGGCCGGCGCGATCGCGCCCTGATCCTGCTCCTGTGCGACACCGGCCTGCGCTCGGGAGAGATCGTCCGCCTGCGCCTGGGCGACTGGCGCCGCGAGCCAGAATCTGCCGGCAGAATCACCGGCAGCTACCTCTTGATCTATGCGCCCAAGACACGCACCTACCGCTACGCCATCCTCGGCCAGGCCGCCACGGCCGCGCTGGAGAGCTATCTCGATCCGCGCGGAAATCTTCCAGGCGATGCGCCGCTGTTCTCTATTGCCCCCTTGAAGGGGGTTGCGAACGGCCAGGCGATGAAGACGCGCGCCATCGGCAGCCTGCTCGTGCGCCGCTCGGTCACCGCTGGCCTGGAGCGCTGCCGCACCCATCCCCACATCTTCCGCAAGGCGTTCGTCACCAGCTCACTCGACAACGGCATGGACGCCGAGCGCGTCCGCGTGCTGGCCGGCTGGACGACGATGGCCATGTTCAAAGTCTACGCCGACTCGTCGCTGAGCCGGCTCCAGGAGGCGCACCGGCGCGCCGGGCCGGTGGATCGCATGGCGGAAAAGTGGAAGTCTGATGGAAGTGTGTAGGCATACTTCCATTGTGTAAAGTGTAATTACAACAATAGAAAGGCCGCCTGGTTGGCGGCCTGTTGGAACTTTGAAAACTGAATCAGCTACGATGGTTTTACCGTTTCGGCCCAATCAACGATTTCACTGATGTGGGCTGTCAGTACCCATCGCCAGTGCTCGTTTCCCTCCGGCCAATCGTACATGATGGTGTCATGGTACTCGATCAGCCGTGGTGAGTTGGTTACGCGCTGCTCGGCGCGGTCGCGGAGTGTGGGACGGCCTCCGCGTTGGCCGTTCATGCGGGCAGCTGCTTGTTTGGATTCGCTGGTGGATTTGCCGCCTCTGCGTCCGAGCAGGGCGGCGGCTTGACTGGTGATTCCGTCGAGTCCGTCTCTCATTGTATCCTCCTAGTTGTTGATGAATGACAACACATCGGTTGCGGCTATGAACATCGCACTGCCGGGTTCATTGTTGTCTGGATCGAGCTGGCTGGTGCACCACTCAGCAGCATCAAATCCGCGCGAGATGGCGTTTCGGATGATGCCCAGTCGTTCAACCATTTTTCGGTCCGCGCCCAATACCTGACTCATTCGGCGTCCAGCATAGATGCTCCTGATTTTGCTCGCTATGTATTGATCGATCTCATTTTGCGTTTTCATTCTGTGCTCCTCTCGATTTGCTGAATACATTATAACCCAACCGGTTGGGTTTGTCAATGGGCAAAATGGGCAATTTGGAAAACTCGTTTTTGCCAATGATGGCAATGGATTCGTAGCTGATTCAGTCTGTTTCGTGAACGCGCATTACCAATACGACAATAAAAAAGCCGCGCTCGCCGCGTGGCTTGTGGTCAAGGGCGGCCCTCCGGCCGCCCTTCGCGTTTCGTGGTGCATGGACTTTGGATCCATTATTCGAAGGTTCGAACCCTTCCTCCCCAGCCTATGGACCTTAACAACTGATCAGCTACGAGGAAATAGCACAGAGCGAATGTAGGCGCTCAGGCTCACACCTGCTGAGTGAGCACGCTCCTCGATGTCTGCACGTTCGGCATCGGAGCAGCGAACGGCTGGCAGGGTGCTGTCCATATCGCCGTCATCGGCGGTGGATTCGACGAACAGGGCCAGCAACTCGCGCTCTTTGGGTGTGAATGTTGCCTCGTGGTCGCCCAGAGCCATCTCGACCGTCCGGTTATAGCGAAATTGCAGGACGGGTGACTGGGCCTTGATAGCCTGCAACGTCCTCAGTGCCTCGCTGCCCGCAGTGGGCGATTTGGCGATGATGAGCTTGATGGCGTCGGTCATGGTAGACATGGTACCTCCTGATGTTTTCCTTTTGCTGAATGATTATGCCAACTCTGGGTAGGCCCGTGGCGCGCCTACCATGCCGTCGAGCATTCCCTTGATGATGTACCCATCGGCGTATGGGTTGTTTTCCTTGCCGGTGTTGCGCCAATAGTAATTTCCGGCTTGGCTGATCGTGAACCACAGTGCCCGCTTGAGGCTGGCGTGCTTGATTTGGATGGAGGCAATATGACCGTCGCGTTCGTCAACTTTAACGACCTTGCATTCACCTGCGAGCAACTCTGTCCACATTGTGGTTTTCATGTTATCCAGCGCAATCGTCGCAGACGTTGCTCCCGCCCAGCGTGGTGAACATCGCGCCGTCAAAGTTTTTCGATGCGCCGCAAATGCGGCAAATCGTATCCGTATCGTGCAACCGCTGGACGCGCGCGAGTGATTTCGCGGATGGAACGGCCGGCGCAGACTGATCGTTGGCAATGCCGCCGATTCCGAGGCCACTATCCGTGTCGTGTGGAAAAGTCTGATTCGCCATGTTAGTCTCCGCAACTTACGTATTGATCGTCGAATGTCTGGCGGGTCGCGGCGTCCCAGCCTCGGCGGTCGCTCTGGTAGTTCGTGTATCCCTGGTGATAGCCGAGGTTGTAGGCGCTGTCGTTGCGTTCTTCGGAGTAATCGAGGCCGCGTGCAGCATCCGCGCGTCCCTGCCACATGCCGCGCTGATATTCGGGCGAGCCGCGCAGGGCAGAGAGAGCCAGGTCGCGCTTTTTCATGCCCCAGCCGGCGACTTTGCCGCTGTGCGCCTTGGCCCACATGATTTTGATTTCGTCATCGCTCGGGAGTTGAACGGTTCGGCATTTTCGGAGTTGCTGTTCGGTCAGTTGAAAAATCTTACGTTCCATCGTCCACCTCATTACTGCATTCTGTATCACATTGTATCACAGCGTAATGCAGGTGTCAAGAGGCAAAATGGGCAATTTCAAAAACTCGTTTTCACCAATACCCGCAAGCGATTCTCGTAGCTGATTCAGACTAGATGAGGTGATCCATGTCCATCCAACCCACCGTCATCCCCCTCCCCGAGGCCGCCCAGCGCCTCCGCGTCCCCCTCTCCCTATTGACCCGCATGGTCCTTTCTGGTACACTAAAGGCAGTCACCACGACGGACGGTCAAGTTCTGCTGCCGCTGGAGGCGGTAGACCATATGGCAAAGGGGATCGCAGTGCGAGACAAGATTTGGAACAAGGTCAAAGGCTTCGAAGGTGAGACGGTCAGCACCCTGGAGGCTAGGGATGTTTTCAACATTTCTGACCGGACTCTATATCGGTGCATTGAAAATGGCTACATCCGCGCCGGAAAAGGAAGCAAAGGCGGACGTGGGAAGAAGCGACTACTCAACAAGGCCGATGTGCTCTACGTTTCCGAGCTTGCCAAGCTAGGCGGTGGACGCGGACACAGGCTGTTTGGCCCAGACACGATCCCTCCCCACATGCTCAATTGATAACGCGAGGCGGCGCATAGGCACCGCCAATGGCTAAAGCCCACTCTTCGGAGTGGGCTTTTTTGTTATAACTTTGTTATAAAAGTATTGCTTTGCCTATTGACAAAAGCAACAGTTTAGGAGTATACTCATGTCACTTTCCGCAACCTAAACAACTGAATGAGCACGCTACTTGTTCCGCGACAAGTCCGCCAGGGACCACAAGACGGTATCAGCCTGATCGTTCAACGGTTGCCCCTTTAGGGGTTTATTAGCAGATGCGGATTCTGAGGGTAAAGGTCAGGCGATCCAGGCGAGCGAGCAGCGTGTCTTTATCCCCTTCAAGGGGACAGAAAGGAGGCAAAAACACACACCGCCCCACTTCCCCAACCCAAGTCCACTGGTCGGGTAGGCCCGACACAAAAGGAACGGCCCGGAACTCTGGCAAGCTCCGGGCCACAAAAGAAAGGGACTGTCACATGTCCTCAACTTCTCCAAGTCTAGCACAAGCTGGAACCGATGTCAATACCAACCAGGTCAGGTACTATCCCGTTCAAATCAAAGCCAACGTCCGCGCGGCCCAGGCCAGGCTCACGCCAGACCAGGTCCGCGCCGCCAATGAGTTTGCCGCCAAGCTCCGCGCCCAGGATGCCGTCCTGCTGGCCGGCCCAGTCATCGAGGGCCACGTGATCCGCATCCCTTCCTGGCGCTATGACCCCGAGCTCGTCCGCGAGATAAAGTCGCGGCCCGGCTATCGTTTCGAGAAGGCCTTGCCCTACACGCTCCGCATCACGCTCCACCATCACGACTACACGCCCACCATCACCATGCCCACCTGGACGATCCCCGCCGAGCCAGGCCGCCTCGAAGCGATCCGCGCGATATACGACAAAGT